TGTGGTGAAGGTTTCCACACCTCACTGAATTGTCTTTGAACGACAGTTCGAGCTTGTTGTGTTTGAAACTGATTTCCTAAGGCATTAGTACATAAATTAATTAACTCTATTGGGTCGGCCCATGCAGAAGACAAATACACAAACTGAGAAGGAGTTGTAATTGTATACGACATACTTAAAACGAGTCAGATTCGGCGTCAATAGCCTCCGAATCATTATCGATAAAAGCATTTCTTTCAAATACTCCTCCATAATTTCTATCCTTTCCTTTATTCATCTTCGGCACAAACCGATCAACACCTTCAACTTTAACCCTTTTTCCGTTATTCTTTTTTGAGGTTCGAGATCGAAACTTCGCAAGTCTGACAGACATTGGAACTTCTTCCATGAACTCATCAACAACTTCTTCGGTGAGTTCCATGGGTCCTCCGTCTTTCACAGTTGTGACTTTCTCCCTCAAACCCAATTTTATATTATTTCTATAAACAATACACACGGACACAAACTCCAACGAAAGCGGACAAAAACCCGCCGACATTCTAACATTTCTAATATTAACTAAAACTTGCCACACATTCTTCATTGCATCATGAGTGGTTATTGCGTAGTTCGGGACAACCTTGAACTGAAACCTTTTCTTTGCAGCAGCGGTGTAGTAAGATGCCAGAGTGGCCTCATCCGCTCTTTCCATTCTTTTGTCTACCAAACAAACACTGACACCGCCTCTACAATTGTCGGGCAAATTCCACTCACCTGTAACCACTAGACCAGCAAGACAGACATATCCATTTTCGATGAGTTTCACACCTTTGAGAAGGTTGACTTCGGATAACGACTCATTTTCATGTACCATTATCTTATCAACCTTGGAACACATAACACTTTTGACTGGTGTGAACATTGACGGCAACAATTTCTCCATTTTCGTCAAGTCAATAAACTCACCGACATTCACCTTCCCTTTAACAACTAGAGCCATCTAGGAATAAACTTCTAAAAAGAACCTTATCTGACAGATACTTTACCAAACTTTTATAAACAAACGAACCCGCCGGGGCGGTTTTATGAACCTCCCAGATCGCGTCGTCCAATTGCGTGTAGTACGCACAATTGTTCAACGAAACAGCAACATCACAAAGAGACCTCCTGAATTCCTCTAAGTGATCCCAATCCTTGATGTGTTTAGCACCAAGCTTGGAGATCAACTTTAGAGGGTCGTAATAAACAATACATCCTCTGTCGTGATGTATGACGTACCTCCCGCAAAAGTACCCGTATTGCTTTTTGAACAGTTTTGCT